TTTTCTCCTGACCCACACCCCACAGGTATAGTTTTCACAACCGCAGTTAATTTTGGATATAAGCAGGGGAATACTATCACAACCGCCGCAACATTCGCAGCACCAGCATTTCAAAGTCAATCATACATCGCATCGGCAGATTTGAAATATTGGATACAAACTGGAGCAACCGCACCGGGTTTAACTTACGCATAAAAAAATCTAAATATATGTTATAAGGATGCCCGTTATAACACATATCGCACGACAACTCTTCTCGTATCCCTTTATGGTGAAGGTGTGGGAAAAAGCAACTGCTAAAGAAGCAAAACTATTTTGGACTAACCAGCGCCCTCCATACTCCAAAACGAGTTCCAACACGACGCGATCCACTTGAATATTTTAGGCATTTATATATTCGTAAGATAAAAATCCTACGCATATATACTGATAAATCATTAGCGTTGTGATACAAAGTTCGCAACAATTTCGTCATAAGACAACCCGCTTTCTTTCTTAACCCTTGACATAAAGTCATAGTAATCGGTCAGGTCTTGTCCGTGATTAAGCATCTGCGACAAACGCATAACATCGTGCGCCCCGCATGTTGCTTTATCGCTTCCTTTGCTTTGATATTGAACGGGATTGTGAATAACATTAAACTCCTTCTGCGACTTTAGAAGGTTGGATAGATACGGGACTGCTTCACCGAGCATCTGCCTATCACGCGGGTTCGTCCATTTAAGCGGGGCATCTATTGCCGAACCATAAGAACAAAAGAACTCAATCGTGCTTCCATATCGCATAATAAGAACCCAATGACCGCTATTCGTCTCTTGCTGGTATAATAAAAAAGCATAGGACTTATCCTTCGGGAGCAATTGTGTAATGGTCTTGTAATTCTTAAGGTCGCTGTATCGCATAATCTTCGCATTCGGGTAATAGGCGCGAATGTCCGTATCATCCATCGGTTCTTCTATAATCTCTTCCACGATTGGACTTTCCTTTTTGCTTACTAAATCCACATTCGGTGGAAGTGCCGGCTGTTTCGCTCCACCCCGTAAATGATGGAACGGAGAACCGCCCCAGAGAACTTTGATTGCGAGATTATTTTTTGACATCGGGTCATCCTTCCACGACCCCTTAATTTTTGTAGCTCTTGCGAGATATGCGGAGCGGTGTTTTTGGGCCTCTTTGTTTCCTTCCTTCATCCCGTAATCAATAAAATCGCCATAACCTTTACGCCCGAACTTGACACCATTGAGTTCTAATTTATGGACGCCATCGGTCGCATATTTTAGATTATTCCAGTCAGCATATCCCGCCTTCTTTGCGAATGCTTTTGCCTTCTTCAAATAATCTTCCTCGCCACCCCCACTATACATCATCGGGTTATTCGGGTCAAATGGCATAACCTTAAATTGTGATGACGGAGTTCGTGATTGCCACATACTATCATCTTCCTTCTCATATTCACTCGCAGCCCCTCGCATGTGAAAAAAAGGCGACTTACCGCCCTCATACTTACCTTCGGGTGCTGGTGGTGGTGGCGGTGGCGGTGCGATCATATCATCATCATCTTCTTCCTCTTCCTCTTCGTCTTCAGGACCCAATAGTTCGGCACAATCGGCACATACTGGTCCTTGTTCTGTATCTCTTCGTCCAGCATATTCAGGACTTCCCCACATAACATCTTGTCCGCACTCGGCACAAACAAAAGCAATATCGCGAGCAAAATCATCTTCGCTTTCCTCACTTGCGTCTTCCATACTATCTTCTTCTTTCTCTTCTTCGCCTTCTTCTCCCATCGGGTCATCACGCGGGGCAGGGTCGGCACCACCCGCAATTTCGTAAGGTTGCGTCGTTCGTCGTTCATTCTCAATCCAATCCCATTCATCATCACCCATACGACATTCGGGACATAGATGAACTTCATTGTGTATCTGTCCGCCAGTTAAAATATCATCCATGTCATCGCCATAATAACCGCCACCACTCATTTTTGGAACCGGTATTCTGTGTTCTTTAATCGTCGCAACGATTTCCGCTTTATCAGCGCGGGTGATGGATGGAAGGACAATCTTGTTATGTTCCTTCGCCCAATCGGCAACCGCATCAACGAGACAACGGCGGGGCAATTCACTCGTCATCTTCTTCATCTCTGCGTCGGTTAGATCGTCTTCCAATTCAACCACTTCGTTTGCGTGTCCGTAAGGTTTGCGGGGCAATTTCCATCCTTCACGATTAGGGTTAGGGCCACGCATCGCCATCTTTGTTTGGCGGACGCTGGAAGCATGTTTGCGTGGATGCTTCGGGCATTTACCCGATTGTGCTTGCTCTTGTGATTTAGGCACATCAGTCCAGTCCAACTCTTCTAAATCAGGGAACTCTTCATCCAATTCATCTTTACGCCTTATCAGTTCTCGCAAATCAGCAAACTTCGCTTCACCCAACAAACCAATAACATCTTCGGTTTTAGGGTCAATAACCCGCCGTTTTTCAAAAGACAATCCCGCCCGCGCCTCTTCCACATAATAAACCCGAACTGGATTTTTTAGCGTCCATTCGGCAACATCCAATTCGGGTTCGGGTTCGGGTTCGGGAACATATATGGCTTTCATCGCGACGAGTGCCTTTCTCGCTTCAGCTTTAGTTTCACCTGTAAGTCGTGCTCTTTTAGCAACTATTGCGTCGTCTCGCAATTTAATCATTTCCTCCATTCCCACATTGGTTCTCACTCTTGGTTCTTTTGACTTCTTTTTTGCGACTTTGCGAACCGCTGCCGTGATTTTTCGCGCCGCAATATCTTCAACCCTTTTTTTCTCCTGTGCTTTGAACTCTTGGTAAGACAAACCCGATGACCTCCTCCTGCTTGCCTCTCCCGCGCTTGAAGTAAGCATCCATTTTTTAAAGTTTCCCTGTGGATCAACATCAATAGGCACGAGTTTTTCTCCCTTGCTGAATGCCTTCGCTTGACGCTGTGCCTCATAATTGGCATAATCGTTTATATTCTCGCGGATATATTTTGGTGTTTTTGGATTATTCGTATAGTCGTGTATAAGAACCATTTGTTTTATCTTTAGCCATTCACCCTCGTCGCGTTCCCGATATGGTGTTGCTCTTTTCCTCGCCCACCACTCTTCTTGTGTTTCCGGTAAGTTCGGGAGAAACTCTTTTCTCCCTGTTTTTTTTAGATGTTCCTCCCACCATTCATCAGCAGCAGCTTTACCTTCCTTTGCCATTCTCAATTTGTATTCTGGTGAAAGTGATTTAACCTCGCTTCCTGTGCCTTGCGACATCAAAAGTGGTATGCCCCCTTGCTGAAACTTCCTAACTCGTTCGTTCGCTTCTTTCGTGCCTGGAAGCATTGTGATTGTGAATAATATAATCTATACACAGAAAAATATATTATTCGCTAAACCTATTATTCGCTCATCTCGCTTCCGCTCGCAGATGCGACTTTCTTATTTGCGTGTCGGCGCTTCATTCGCTCCAACACTTCGTCGTGATGACGCTCATAATACGACGCCGAATGCTGTCGGCATTTCTCACGATATTTATCGGCATGTGCCACACGCCATTTCATTTGTGCCTTCTTCGCCGCTTCGCTCACCTTGCGTTTCGGCGGGACGATTTCGTTGATTTGGAGTTCCATCTTTGCTTTATATACTGATAATTCCTTTAAGTATATATATATTAACATAGAGAAAAACATATTCAATTTTTTTATTTATTCGCATTTTTATAAATGTATTCGCCTTGCTGGCCGACGCTATGTCCCATCGCTTCCGCATCGTCCGCTTTTTCTTCCATCACATCGCCATACTTGCTCGTCAGGTAAATATGACGGAGTTGAGTGCTTCCAATACCCGCTCCCAATGCCGAGTTCAAAATCCTCGTGATTGCGTTGATGGCGGTCAGCGGTTTCCCGTCAGCATAAACGAGAAAAGGAACGGAGAAATCTTGGTTCATTGCGATCCGTCCCTTTGGTCCGCGCGGGATGGTTGGATGATATTTCAGGTATAGTGCGATGACTTGCTTCAATTCCGGTGCGACTGCGAACTTCTGTTCGCCATACGACTTGCTCGTCTTGTATTTCTCATAGACGAACTCCATCTTCGCCAAATCCAAATAGTTCGCCTTCTTGTCGCCCTTTTCATAAGACGGCACAACGAACATTTCCAAATAGTCGCCATTTCTGCGGGGTGGTTGTAAGACATAAAGCGACACAATCATATATTTCAGCAACGCATCGTATTCATGCGGGTTCAAACCCTTCGGTAATTCGTCCGCAATCTTTTCCACATTTTCTCCTAAACCTTTGTATTTTTCCATAATGTCTTCCCACTTCGGCAATCCGTCGTTTGTCTTTTTGGAAGTCGTCTCTTTGATGTTCTTATTCATACTCATCATGTCGCCGTAGTAGGTATTGTATAACTTCTTGTGCTTCGTGGTCGTTCCGCCCAAATTAAGAGCCGACACGATTGCGATAATGAACGACCGCTTTGTTGTATCGGCATAATGTGCGATTTTCGCATACACCGCATCAGGTTTCTCTAAAAATCTAAAGTCCGTCATCGGTTTCCCACCATTCAGTTTCGCAAGATTTTTCATATACAGATTAACACTTTTCGGTGCTAAACCCTTCTTCTCAAAGGCGTTCTCTAAATGTTTCTCAAACTCGGTCATTGTATATTATACATTAGCATAATATAAAATATTTAGATTATTATCGCATTAATCCTTCTGCCCCCGCAACCAACGCCACCAGTCCCGCAAATAACTACGCTTCTGCGAGATTTGCTTCTGCGACAACTTTGCGTCATCTTCCGCCTTCTCGTCTTCTATCTTCTTAATGAGTGCGTCCAACTTCACACGCTCATTGGTCGCCCAGTTCAGCACATCGCCAGTATTCGTGTTGATTGCCAGGTTCATTCCATTCAGCGTTTCCATCGTATCGGGCGTAATATTCGCTAAAATCTCGCCGACATTCAAAGGCGGGGATATAGGGTCAGGGAAGATTACTGGTTCATTCGGTTCATCTTCTTTGAATTGTTGAATAACCAGCAACTGCTTCGGCGGGGCCAATGGTGCTAAATCAGGCGATCCAAGTGGCAGTCGGTTCTTCTTCGTTTTTGACATAAAAAATGTTAGTTATATATACTTACCTGCGATTATTATTTTACATTATTTCCGCTAAATCCTATTCGTCGTATTCTTCGTTGCCGTTGCCAATCTGTTTGACGCTAAACTCTTCGTATTTCATCACACTCTTCCCGACCAGATATTCTAACATCTTATCAATATCAAACACCCTGTAGCTGCCGTCGCGTCGTTTCTCGCATGATGTCGCCTTCGCTTTGTCGCTGATGTCGCGATTGTTGATTTTCATACTCAAACCTGCTGCGGATGATGCGCCCTTCTCCCACTTCTCGCCATTCTGTTCGCAGAACATTCTGTATAATTCCAAACATCTCGTAGATGTCATTTCCATCTTCGCATTTCCTTCGCGTTCGTGTTTCCAGTTGGTTCGCACAACCCATTCCAGAAATGTATCAATATTGCTCCTGTTGCTTTCGGCAATCTGTCGCTGATACTCGGTGATTGGCGTTGCTTTCGGGTCGTCAAAGTTGCTCGTGATTTCCCGCTTCTTGAACCATTCATACACCGACTTTACGCAGTTGTCGTCTTTCAAATAGGCGTAGAACTTGTCAAAGTATTCGGTGTCGCCCAAACGCTTATCGCTCACACGCAATATCCAAAACCGACGCGTGTCTTCGCCCACCTGAAAACCACCCTTTTCGTCATTCGTAGTTGCGATGTAGTTTGTGTAATCGCTCATTTCTTGTGCTTCAGTCCGCATCGCACGGATACTGACTTTCGGTTCTGTAATGTATCCTTTGATTTCACCCATACTCCTATCGGTTTGATATTGCCCGATTTCATTCAGCACAACAATCGTCTTGCCAATCAGGTTGCCGTTGAATGAACCCCAAACATCGCGATCGGGTTTCAGCGGTTCCCACACCTTGTCTTTTCCAAACATTCGCTCCAACAAACGAATAACCGACGATTTGCCGGTTCCTTCGCCTTTTGACAGGATAATCGGGCATTTCTTCGTCTTCGCATCGGGGCGCTGAACGATGTGCGAAATCCAATCCAAAAGGTAGTTTGCTTGCGGAACGCCGTTGTCGCAGATGACTTCCAAAATGTGTTGCTTCATAAAATCGCAGGCATCTTGACGATGTTCGCAAAACTTCACGCGTTCCATCGCATACGGAACCCACAGGTTCAGCACATCGTCAGGGCATTTCGTAATGTCAGGGTAAGTATCCATTCGGGCGTATTTCTTGATGTCTTCGTTGTTCGTAGTCCATTGTTTAATCCAATTGTTTCTCTGCGGGTTTTTGCCTTCGGTGTATCCACACCAAAGATGCTCGTAAGCGCTCGTGAGTTGCGCCTTATCACGAATGACGACTTTTTCTTCCATCTTCTCCACATACAGCCCGCAGTTGATAATCTTGGCATTCGTCTTCTCCCAAATCGCCGCATACTCTTCAAATGACATGTCAGGGTCGGCTGGTTTGTTCGGTTTCACTTTCAGCAGTTCCAAATAGGGTTCGGTGATGTCGTAGCATTCGTCTTCGTGTGTTTTCACACACCATTCCAAATCCAAACCGGTCGCATCCATTCCAACGTGATTGAAGTCAT